AGACATAGACATTGCAAAGTCAGAAGAACAGAAAGAAGACATTGATTTTATCATACCGAACAAACCAATGTATCGTATCTTTGAACTAGATGATATGAAAGATATCAAAGGACTAAGTGGTGAGTATGTCGTTCAAGAGAAATATGACGGGATGAGAATACAGATTCACAAGGTAGGAAATAACATCAAAGTCTATTCATACAATCAAAAGGATATAACAGATAAGTGTCCTGAAATTGTAGAGAAAATGGAAAAGAAAGGTATAGGTGATTGTATATTAGATGGGGAACTTCTTCTCTTTCAAGGAGATGATGCTCTACACAGAGCAAATGTAATCACTCACATTTTCAAGAAAAAGATACCTGATACAACTCTAAGAGCGCATGTGTTTGATGTAATGAAACATGAAGGTAAAGATATGATGGATGAGCCTTTGAGAGAAAGAATCAACATTATGTTTTACCAATATTCACAGCATTCGTCTGATGCATTAGCATTCCCTTCCAAAAAGGATACAAGAATTGCTGATTCTATGGAGGAAGTTGGAGAATACGCAGAGAAAATTATGGACATGCCTACTTCAGAAGGTGTTGTCATTAAAGATATAGAATCAACTTATTACATGGGTAGAAAGAAAAACCCAAAGTGGATTAAGTGGAAGAAGTTTGTCGATTTAGATGTAATAGTCCTAGAGGATAAGAAGACAAAGAGTGGCCTACATTCTTACACTATGGGTATTGGCCCATTGACTGCGGAACAAACTAGAGAGATGAAGACAGTAGAACTTGATGATAAAAATTATCTTCCTGTTGGTAAGGCATTGAATACTAAAGTTGAGGTTGACATAGGTACAATCATTCGTGTTAAGGTTGATGAGGTTACTAAGAAAGGAAAGGGCTTCAGTCTCTATTCTGCTAAAGTGATAGAGTTGCCTGAAGTCGATGAATCAGATAAACTAGAAACACTAGAACAACTAGCCACTAAGACAAAGAAAGCATTAGTGCCAAGACATCCTTTCCTCAAACCATCTGATTTAGCAAATCCTCTAACAGTTATTGCAGAATTGCAAAGAGAGAAAAAGAACAAGAAGAAGATAAAGAAGTATATTGTTACCGATTACGTTCACGGTGAAGCAGAGATAATCTGCAAGCATGAACTAGATGGATTTACTGTCTACGGTTTTGATGGTGATTCATTAATGCAGAAGAATGCTCTTTACAACATGGATGATTGGAAGGGTCAACTAGAGAAACTAATGAAATCTAGAAAGTCCAAACTAAGAGTTGCAATTAGAAAAATCATAGAGGACAATCAAAAAGCAATAGAGTTTGACGAACTAGAAGAAAAACTCAGGATTACAGAGGAAGACGCATATGATGAAATCTTTGAAGGTAAACCAAAAGAACTACTGGCTTGGATGAAAAATCAAGATGCTTTTGTTTTCCTTTCTCCAAACAGATTTGATGTGTCTCCTGAGAATATAGAAAAAGACGAAGAAGAAGAACTAGCAGGAGAGTTTGAAGTTAGACAACGAGAAGATGGTAACATCGATTTTGTGATTGAGACAGATAACAAAAGAATGGCTTGGTTAATTGACATAGATAAGCCCGAAGACATATTCGATTTGTTTGGTAAGTCAGGAAAATTCCCTGCAAAGGTGTCAGACAAGATAGACAGCAACAAGATACTAGATAGTGGAGAGTTAATCTTTGGTGTTCAACGAGATGGGTATCACGAATATAGAATGGAAGGAGATAAGTTTCAATCTAGAATACATTTCCGTGTTGTTCCCTTAGATGAAAAGAAGTCTTGGATAGTATTTACAGGCAAGAAACAAGAAATGTTAGAAGACTCATCTGATGAAGGAATTATCGACATTACAAAGGATAAGTATAGTAATTTAGAACTACCTCAATAACCACCTACTTCTTATAGTAAGAAAATTAGGTACGGTGAGTGTTTGCAGAGCAGGAGGTATTGATTAAGCAGGAAAGTGTTGCTGGTTTTCAAATACTAAAGTCAGATAACTTAGTAATTGGAGGCTATGCATCCATCGAAATAGTAGACAAGCAGAATGACTTGATTACTCTCGAAGCACTTGAAAAAGCGGTTAAAGATTTCATGACTGAGAAATCTTACAGAAACGTAATGTCTAATCATTCCAATGTGCAAGTAGGAGAGGTGATAGAGCAATACCGAGATACCAATGGTGTATTACACAAAACAGGTGTAGATGGTGTCGGATTCTATGTGGTTATCAAAATGAGAGATGACATAGAGAAGGCAAAAGAAATCAACAGGGGTATCAGGAAAGGAACTCTCCGGTCATTCAGCATAGGCGGTCAAGCGATATCAAAAAGAGAAAGAAAATCGGAGGAATACGGAGAATACAATGAGATTGACAACTTAGAGTTGCATGAAGTTACTATCTGTGAAAAAGGAATTAACCCCGAAGCAAAATTCGACATACTAAAACACGAAAAAGGAGGTAAAAATATGACGGAAAAATTGGAGAAAGCACTGGAAGAACTCAATGGATTGCTAACGCAAGTCAGAGAAGTCACTGGTGACTCTATAACAAAAGAAGATGAATTGGAGACAATGGAAATGAAAGAAGAAGAAACGATGAAAGAAGAAGAAGATGTTGAGAGCATGGACATGGCAGATAAAATGTCAATGAAGGAAGACGAGGTTGAGAGCATGGACGATATGGACAAGGCTCTTGATGAGGACTCGACAAGAGATTACGAGGCCGGAGAAGAAGTAGTAAGTGGCGGAAAGCCAAAGGCTGCTCCTGCTGCGCTATCAGTCTCTAAGGGTCTAGAAGGGTCTGACTTTACTACTCTCGACCTAAGTGCCGAGAATGTGGAGAAGGCTTACGAGGCTTACAAAGCAGAGAAACTAGAAGCAATGGCTTACGATAACCTATCGAAGACATTCGCTGACAGATTTGCTGCTGAACTCGAAGTTAAGAAATCAGCCGCAGAGCGAGCAGAGTACGATGCTTCGTCAGAAGTAGCGGCTCTAAAAGAAGAGTTTGCAGAACTACGCAAGTCTCTTACCGCAAAGGATGATGAGATAAGGAAAGCAACAGAAGTCGCTTTCTCTCTACCTGAAGGATTCCCAACCACTGCTGACGCAATGGCTGAGATGTCATGGGGAGACATACACAACCTCGCAAGGAAGGTGAACTAAAATGAGTGGATATATTAACACAGTAAAAGACTTAGAAGCAGCCACATACGGCTATGCTGGCGCATCAGGTAACGCCCTGTTGAAAGCGGCTGGTGTCGTTGGTGGTTTCGGAACGCCCCACGATGCAGCAAGCAACCCGTTTTCTGCTGCTAGTGGGTTAGGAGACCTATACAATGTTCTTTACGGACAGAAAGTATGGTCAATGCTAAACCAAGAGGTTAACCCTCTTGCTATGCTCGCAAAGAGACCATACACATCTAGTGGATGGAGAGTTCTAAAGAGCAGAGCAGAAGGTGGTTCAGGTTCTGCATTCGGAATAGGAACTGGTGCTGAAGGCTCAGACACACCAAGAGCAGACAAAATCGGTGGTGTTGGTGAGAACGCAACTCTAGGAACTGGAAACGATATCCCACCTATTGCACCACAGTATGAGAAACTATACATCAGTCCAAAGACTGTTGCTCATCTATTCGAGTTCTCAGAACTTGGAATGGAACTTGCTGCAATCGATGATGGTGTTGGTGACATTCGTGCTATCGTAAGAGAAGACATGGGTAAACTACACGCAGAGACTCAGAGCAAGATGCTAGTTATGCCTCTTGAGAGATACGATGATGGTACTGCAACAACAATCGAGAGAAACTATACTTCTCTACTAAAGATTGTTTCATCTGCTGGTGAGATTGCTGCTATGTACAACGCAAACCTATTGGATACTGGTGCTAACAACGGAGACAACTCCGCAGTAGTCGCTGATGTAGTAAGACTATTCGGTACTACCCGAACTGTGTCTGTTTCAAGCAACAGTGCAACTGGAACTGCTTCCTTCTTGGATGCAGAGGTTGACTTCGGTGCAGGATATGCTGCTGGCGATGCTAGAGTTCTAACTCTAACCATGCTTAACGACATGATTAGGAGAATCAGGCAGAACGGTGGAAACCCGAAGGTTATCCTAACTGGATATGATACAGTACAGCACCTTGCTGACTTACTACAAAGCCAAGAGAGGTTCATGGACAGGAAAGAAATCGTACCTACCCACAACGGAGTTCGTGGAGTTAAGGGTGCAGAGGTTGGATTCAGAGTTGCAACATACTATGATATCCCAATCATTCCAACAAAGGACATGCCATCAACTGGTGCAAACACAACCAACACTCTGAGTGACATACTCATTCTAGACACAGACCACATGTGGTTGTCTGTAATGAAGCCTACTCAGTATTTCGAGGATGGTATCACTAGTGGAAACCCATTCGGTGTTGGCAAACTTGGAAACCAAGGTATGTACCGAACTATGGCTGAAACCGGATGTTCGTTCTTCAAGGGACAAGGTAAGATAACCAACATTAAGAGTGCTTGAGGTGATTAGAGTTGACACACGCAGTTACTCTAGTTGCTGACCATAAGGGCGTAACTGCCCCAAAGGTCGCAGGTGACGAGTATGTGGTTGATGCAATAGTCAACATAAGTGCATACGTTCAGGGTGGAATAACTCTGACTGCTGCTGAATTGGGTCTGTCTTCCCTACACTGTGTTCTAGTAACGGGTGTAGAGGAGATTGGACACAGTGCAAGAGCCGTCATCAGCACCGCAGGAGCATACGAGTCAGGAACAAGTGCCAAACTTATCCTGTCTACTGGCTCTGCACAACAATCAGGTACAGGGGACGAAGGCATGGTAAGAGTCCGTGTCTATGGTAATCTCTGAAATAACAATGATTAAGTGATAACGTAAAGTAGTAGCCTCTGCCCGTAACAGGGCAGGGGTTACTACCAACAAAAAATAAGGTGATAAAATGGCAAAGGTAAAGTTAGCAAGACATAGAGTATCCGGTCCTCTTCTACTTAGAAGGGCTGGCAATACATACGCATTAACAGCGCAAGAAGAAACTATTGTTCCTTTGGGGATAGCAATAGGAATGCTAGGAGACCAAGGGCTTCTAGTAGAACTAGATTCTACTGATTCAACAGAAGTTCTCAGTTTGAATGAGTACAATCTAAACTTACTCAAGAAGGAGTTTGGACTAGAGGGAGATGCTAAAGCAGTTAAGGCTGCATTGTTCCCATCAGCCAAGAAGTCCTTCATACCTAATCTCATCAAGGAGACTCCCGTAGTCGAAGAACCAGTAGTCGAAGAACCAGTGGTAGAAGAGCCAGTGGTAGAAGAAGTCGTAGAAGATGGTGAAGCACCGTTGGATATGGATTGGTCAGAACTAACCGTCAAGGAACTCAAGGTTGTTTTGACAGAAAAGGGTCTTTCCACAGAAGGAAAGAAAGCAGACCTAGTAGAGAGATTGTCGGAGGCAGAGTGATGGCATCACCTACCTGCAACAGCACAGGAGTTCTTTCTACAAGCACAGTAGCAGTAAAGCACCACGCTAAGATAATGAGTGTTCACGCTACATCAACAGCAAATGCTGTAATGACTGTCAAGATATGGGACAGTGACGATTCATCCACATCGGGCAAGAAGGAGGTTGCTCGTCTAGTATTACATGCAGGAGGTACTGCTCAAACTATCGAGCAAGACCTACACGGTGTTCTTGTAGCGAATGGGATATTCGTTCAAATCACTGGCACAGGAACTGCTTCTGTGAACTTTGCTTGAGGTGATTAACATGCCAAGCATAGATACAGATACTAGACTGATAATGACTGTTCTATTTGTCGGAGCAGTTAGCGGAATCAACGTATACTTCTTTTCACAATATGGTTCTACTTTTGTGAATGCATACGGGCCATATCCTGTGGCTATGATATTCGGGGTATTAACCGTAGGTGGCATAGTCATTCTAAAGGCATTGTTTGATTTGTTCGTTAACGACTACATTGAAGATTTCCTACTTCAAAGACAAATCAATTCATACTGGAATCATTCAGAGGTTTCCAACAACAATTCGGTGTTGGACAAACAGTGTATGGAGACCCAAATCTCCCTACAATACAAAAGCAACAAGAAGTGCAAACAGTTAGTCCTACTTTCTTGACAGGATTCCAAGAGTGATTTGAATGGTAAGTGAAATCTTATTCGGGATGGATGAATCCACTCTCGCATATGATTTACAACGAGCGCATTCTGCTGATGTTTGGTTTCTGAGAGCAAGGTTTTGGCTTTGGGGAATCATCTCATCTATTGCTAGTTTCTTCCTTGGACATGGAATAGCAGTGTTAGGCTATGATATGTTTTCAGGTGGATGGCACATTCTTTCTTCACTTTG